TAACAAAGTTATCCACATTTAATAACATTTTTTAGAAAAAGGGGGTATAATTAAACTACCATGACTATCGCTAAAGCACATTGGGATTCAGAGGGTGAAAATGTTCGCCTATCTATGCCATTCAGTAAAGTAGACAAAGAACGTCGCATCGTTTCTGGATTTGCTACACTCGACAACGTTGATCGCCAGAAGGACATCGTCACTTCTGAGGCGTCAGTAAAGGCCTTCTCAAAGTTCCGTGGGAACATCCGAGAAATGCACCAACCACTAGCTGTTGGTAAGATGGTAGCTTTTAAGGAAGACAAGTACTTCGACCCAGAGTCGAAGAAGTTTTACTCTGGAGTATATGTTTCTGCATATGTTTCTAAGGGTGCACAGGACACCTGGGAGAAGGTACTTGATGGTACCCTTTCAGGTTTTTCAATTGGCGGCAGAATGAACAAGTGGGATGATGCCTACGACGAGAAGATGGATTCAACCATCCGCATCATTAAAGAGTATGACCTCGTAGAGCTGTCTCTAGTAGACACCCCAGCCAACCAGTTCGCAAACATTTTGTCTGTCGAGAAGGTTGACGGCAAGGACACCGTTAAGGGTGTTGACACAGAAATTGAAAACGTATTCTGGGACAAAGAGTCTGGCGTAGTAATCCTCTCACAGAATGAAGCTGAGAAGTCTCCAGCTTCTGGGGAGCCAATGCAAAATATAGGTTTCGTTGAAAAAAATGATAACGAAAAAACAGATATGATAAAGTTCTTAGTTGATAGTGCTAAAGGCATTAATACAATTGAGATTATTAAGGAGGCAAGTCCTATGACTGAAACAACAAATGACATCACAGAAAAGTCTGATGATGTAGTTGAAGAATCACAGGTCGCTCCAGAGGCAGATGCAGCAGTTGAAGCAGCAGATGTGGCAGTAGAGAAGTCAGCAGACGCTGACGAGGATGACAAGCCTGGTTCTACCGTACCTGAAGAGGCAGACGACATGTCTGGCGAAGAGGACGACAAGAAGGAAACAGAGAAGTCGGACGCTACTGATGCAGAAGTTGAGACAGCTGAGGAAGTATCTAAGTCAGATGACACAGTAGAAGCATCTATCGAAGATGTTAAGACTGTCATCACAAAGGCCTTTAGCGATCTAACTGCAGTAGTTCAGGCACAAGCTGAGCAAATTGCAGAACTACACAAGTCTATTACTGAAGTAAAGAATGAGGTAACTTCAAGTAAAGACGTGTTTAACGAGTTTGGAAAGAGAGTAGACGCCGTTGAAGCTGACACTGCTTTCCGTAAATCTGGTGATCTAGGCGAGATCATTCAGGAATCTCAACCAGAAAAGGTTGAGAAATCCCTATGGGGCGGTCGTTTCCTCAAAACTGCCGATTTATTCAAATAAATAAAAATCACTTAGGAGGTGACAATTATGTCGGAAGAAATTAAGAAAAACAATCCAGATTCATCAGGTAATGATTCTGGTCTATTTAATGGAGAAGGTGCGTTTGCATCTGGTTCAGAAGCTGGAGCTAACATCCCAGGTAACTATGCTACAGCAGGTGTCCTTGGAAACATTGCTACAGCGAACCTAGGTACAACCTCTGGTCCAAATGCTATTAACCCTTCAGGTGAGGCAGGTTCAGGTATCCTACGCCCAGAGCAGGCACGTCGTTTTATTGACTACGTGTGGGATGCCACTATTCTCGCCAAGGATGGTCGCAGAGTAACAATGCGAGCAAACACCATGGAACTCGAGAAGGTTAATGTTGGAGAGCGTGTTATCCGTGCAGCAGCACAGGCTAACGGTGACTACACTAACACTGGAGCAACATTCTCAAAGGTAGAGCTTACCACCAAGAAGATTCGCTTGGACTGGGAAGTATCTGCTGAATCACTAGAAGACGGAATTGAAGGAGGTGCCCTTGAAGATCACCTAGTTCGTTTGATGACAAACGCTTTTGCTAATGACATCGAAGATCTAGCTATCAATGGTACTGGAGATTCTGGCGACGGTGCATTCCTTGGAATTATGCAAGGATTCACTGACAAGGTAACCACCAACGGCGACGCACACGAAGCTGTTGTAACTGTTGCAGACAACGCATGGACAACCGATGCAATGCAGAAGATTATTCTTGCAATGCCTCGCAAGTACCGTGCACTAAAGTCTAACTTGAAGTTCTACGCTGGAACCGATGCGTTCCAGGGTATCATCAAGAACAACGGTACTTTGGCTGACGCTATTGCTGAGGCATTTGCAGGTACTCCTGCAGGTACTCCAGCTAACCGCCAGGCATACCTTGACGGTGGAGCTCAAACATTCGGTGGAGCACGTACAACCCGTGTTCTAGGCATTGATGTTCAGGAAGTTCCTTACTACCCTGCAGGTTATGTAGACCTTACATTCCCTCAGAACCGTGTATGGGGATTCCAGAGAGACATCACTGTAAACCGTGAGTACAAGCCAAAGAAGGACACCATTGAGTACACCGTATTCGTACGTTTCGGTATTCAGTGGGAAGAAGAGGACGCCATTGCGTTCGCTGATGCTGGTGCAGAGAGCTAATCTCTAATCAGTACCTTTTAGGGGGGGGCAGGAGTTTCGGCTCCTGCCTCCTTTTTAATTAGTCTGTTATAATTAATATTTAGGAGGTTATTATGTCAGAAGATCTAAATAACAAAGCAAAAGAGGCAAAGATTGCCAAAGAAGAAATCATCGAAGATTCTAAAATTGAAGACGTTGTTCTAGAAGTAGAAGAAGATGTTGTAGAAGAGCTAGTAGAAGAGCTACAGGAAGAGCTAGAGATTCCCAAGATAGAGGAAGCACCAGCTGTCTCTCCAAACATTATTGCTACGCCAAAGCCAGTAGCTTCAGAGAAGCCAGGTCTAGGATACCTAGAGAATGGCGTCATGGGTTCAACTACTGTCCCAAAGAACTTTGACAAGAAGCCAGCCAAGTCTCCATCTCTAAAGAAGGAGTCGGAGAAGGTAGCCGTTCACTCAACCAAGAATGTAACTTGGAGCGAAGTTGGTAAGGTGTACCGTGGTTACAATATTGTAACAAAAGAGCAAGCAGATAAGTGGCTTACTCGTGACCACATCAGACTAGCGACCCCAGAAGAGGTTGCCAAGGAGTTTAAGAACTAATGGAAATTTTGAGGGTTCCACCATATCCTATTACGACTACCTGGGATTTGCCAGATGCCAACTACGATTACATCGTCTACGTCGAGGATTTGGTGGACCACTCAATTGAAGAAACAGCCATTACTTCAAGCTCCACTGGAGTCGTGACATACACTCTTCCAGCATCAAAGGTTCAGTTCGATAGACAGTTCCTTATCAGATTCTATGATACAGAGCACGAGCACATCATCTACGAGTCAAACCTAGATGTCATTCGTCCATACACCAACCCAAATGAACTGGGCACAACAGCCACAGAGATCAGGGAATATAAGAAGTGGGAGCTGATTGCTCGTTCACTTATTGACACATATACCAGCATTGGGTTCTATAACCACAAGTCAATTTTGCAGGTAGTCGGTAATGGCCTAGACTATATGCCAGTATGGAGAGATGCAAACCGTGTTCTGAAGGTATACGAGAACAACGTTCTAATTTACGACATCGATACTCCAGATACCAATGCCTTTAACTATAGAGTAACCCTAGACAACTCTGCAATAGTCAAAGAGTTTACTGGACAGACTAACCTAATTACTACCCCATCCCCAACACTTCCAATATCTCGTGGAGACTATGTCTACGACGATAGAAACTATGGAACTTTTGCAAAGGGTGCAGACTACCTATTCGTTCTAGACGAGGGCTTCCGTGCTATACCACCAGACATTCAATATGCTACCGAAATGCTAATGGACGACCTGAAGTGCGGAAAGCTAGACTACTACCAGCGTTACGTCACATCATATAACACTGACCAATTTAGACTACAGTTCGACAAGGCAATGCTCAATGGAACAGGAAACGTAATAGTAGACAAGATACTTGATAAGTACATGAAGTCTATTACTAAAGTCGGAGTTCTATAGTGCATACTGCAACCACCGAGACCACAGACTTTACTTTTCCAATGTGTATGGATATCTTTTATCCTACAATTGAGCAGGGGTCTCTCGGAAACATCAAGAAGCACTGGATCCATGATCGAACTGCTGCATGTTCAGTATCTACAGCTGGTTCTGCATTCAAGGAGGAAGTGACTCCGAATGTTAACATTAAGCAAGAGCTGATAGTTCTTGGAAGATTAAGAACAGATATCAGGATTTCGGCTAGAGAGTCTAACAACGCTATAACCAACGTTATTGTTAGTAACATCAAGGATAGGTCTGGTCAAAGTGTCTACAATGAGACAGCAGGCCCAAGAGCTGGTAAGGCGACTATATTTGAGGTGGCAACCGTAGAGCCATTTGTTGGCCCATTTGGATCAATAGAGTATTACAAGATAGTCCTACGTAGATCAGAGAACCAGGCGGCAGACATTTAATGATATCTGTTAAGGTCAACAATAAAAAGTTCATGAGAGATATGAATAATCTCATGGGTTACAGCATTGGGTTTATGACGGGGGTAAAGCGTGGCCAGGGAGTGTTCCTAAAGGGCTTTGGAGAGACCGTGGTCGAAGCATTAAAGCTTTATGTAGATTCTAACGCCAGAGTGTCTCCACAGCTCCTACACCA